ATAGATTGGGACAAGTGCGGTCACACTCAGAACAGCAAACTCAGATGATGCCATAGTAGGGATAACGATAGCTAACGTAACCACTTCACAAATAACTGTAGAGGTTTATATTAACGATGGCTCTAACGATATACATATTGTAAAAGACGCACCAATACCTGCTGGGTCAAGTCTACAAGTTCTTGATGGTGGTGCTAAGATTGTCATGGTTAGTGGTGATGCGTTAAAGGTTAAAAGTAATACAGCAAGTTCTGCTGATGTATGGGTGTCAGTTGTAGACACAATTAGTGAATAGGAGTAAGTCATGCCTTTGATTGGTAACGATATATCACCAGCTTTTGAGAGCTTACCAACAAGACAAGAGTTTAGTGGCGATGGCAGTACAACAACATTTACATTAAATCAAACTGTAAGTTCAGAACAAGATATCGTAGTATCTGTAGATGGTGTCGTGCAAGAGCCAACTGGAGCTTATACAGTGCCGGATGGAACAACTTTAACCTTCACTGCTGCACCAAGCAATAACTCTGGTAATAATATCTTTGTAATGTTTTTTGGCAGAACCTTTGGAACAATCACACCAGCCGCAGAAAACAAAGGTAACTTCAAATCTGGTGGTATTTTTAGAACAAACTCTCAAACCTTAACAGCTAATGCAACTATACTAGCTACAGAGAATGCACAAGTCACAGGTCCACTAACAGTTGCATCTGGTGTAACTCTTACAGTTGAAAGTGGTGGAAGGTTGGTAACTTCGTGAGTACACTTAAAGTAGACAGTATAGGCAAAACATCAGGCAGTACCCAAGATACTATGGCTGGGTTAGCCAAATCATGGGTTAGATATAATCAAACTGGAACACCTGCAATAACAGATAGTTTTAACACTGCATCTATAACAGACAGAGCTACTGGTCATGCAGGATTTTCTTTCACTAATAATATGGGTAATGCAAATTATTGTTTAGTCGGAATGTCTTATGATGATGGTTCTGGTTCAGCTGATGGTAAAAATGCTTTAGTTGTTGCGGGTGGCACGGCAGACCCTTCAGCGAGTGCATACAATCTTTATGCACATGATAACATTAATAGTGCAGAAGTAGACATATCAATAAATTCATGCAGTATAAACGGAGACTTAGCATGAGTACCATAAAGACAAACACCTTAACAGGTACAACTTCAGCAGGTAGCATTGTTGTTACAGGAGAGGGTGGTTCTACCACAACGAACTTACAACAAGGTTTGTGTAAAGCATGGTCTCATCACAGTGGTGCAGGCTCTATATCTGATTCATTTAATGCCAGTCATACGACAGACCACGGAAGTAATGATAATACTTTTTCTTTTACTGCTCCCATGGGAAATGGCACATATAGCGTTACTTTTGGTGGTGGTCAAAATGGTGCAACTTCGTCTTTTGTAAGTTATCAAATTTCTGATGGTTTAAATACTGGTTCATTTAGATTTGATGGAGGTTATCACGATGGAAATGGTCCTCACAATTATGAGTGGGAAGATAACTGCTTTCAAGTACAAGGAGACTTAGCATAATGGCAAACGGAACAATAGCATTTGATACATTAACAACATCTGATTCAGTTAATACTGGTACAGAGAAGTCTATTGATACGAGTTATCTTTTTAATGGTGTGGCTAAAGCGTGGGTGACTATAGATGCTGATGCGACTACAGCTACTGTTCTTGACAGTTTTAATGTAGCAAGTCTTCAAGATGATGCAGCAGGTAAGTATGGTGTAACTTATACCAATAACATGAATAATGTTGATTACTTATCAAACGGAGTAAATTCCTACCATGCTACAACTAACGATTATGATAGATATATTGGTGGAGCTCAAGTTGGTGGAACTTTGGATGCTAGAAGAACTACCTCTCAACACAAATTTGGATACTTTGATAGCTCGTATGCAGATACTTTTGAAGCAGGTAGTTCAGTACACGGAGATTTAGCATGACAATAAAAACACCAGAGTTTCAAGGCACACATTTATGGAATAGATTGTGTTGGGCAAAAGAAAACTTGGAAGGCAAACAATCAGACTATAGAATTGTATGGGAAGACCCAGACACAGATGAATGTGCAAAAGTTACTGTGCCAGATCCAAACTGGATGGCTTGTGCATTACAAGGCGGTATACTGCCACCAGTAGAGGTGTACTGGTTATTAGCAGAGGATGAAGCCAAGCCAGATTTTAAAAAACATACAAGAGGTTATCTATTGCACAATACCAAGCCTATTGGTAAAATGACGGAAGAACAGGCAATAGAGTATTTAATTATGAAAGACATACCACAAAGAGTGTGGAGAGATTATGAAAAAGCTAATCGACAGAGATTAGTTATTTGTAAAAAGGATCAACTGCCAAGTACACGCATATGGCGTAATGCTTGGAAGATTGATAATGAAGCAGCATAAGGAGCAAAAATGACAACCAAAACATATATAACAGATAAGGATGGAGCAACTGTAGACGCTTCTACTGTGACTGTTCCTTCTGATAGACACTTTAGAGGTGCTTGGAAACTTAATGGTAAAGTCATATCTGAAGACATGACAGAAGCTAAAAAGATATTTCAAGATAAAATCAGAGAGGTAAGACAGCCATTGTTAGAAGCAGAAGACGTTGTATACATGAAAGCATTAGAAGCAGATGACGCAAGTGCAAAGACTGCAAGTGTAGCCAAGAAGAAAAAACTAAGAGATGCACCAGCAGCTAAAGCTATATCTGATGCAGATACAATCGCAAAGCTTAAAGCAGCATGGGATACATCTGTATTAGGTGACAGTCCATACGCATAAGGAGTAAGCGATGGCTCTAACTAGAGTTATAAATTCAGGTATAGGTGTTGCTGGATCTATTGCAGGAGAAGGCACTGCTACAACCAGTCTACAACAAGGGTTAGCTAAAAATTGGACAAATGTTGATGGTGGTAGTGGTACACCAGTAATTCGTGATTCTTTTAACCACAGTACTTTAACAGACAATGGCACAGGTGATTATACTTTAGCGTTAAGTAATTCTATGGGTAATGTTAATTATTCTTTGCAAGTAACTGGCTCTGGTACTGCCACAGGAGCACCATCTGTTTTCAATAGAAAATTAACAGTATACACAGCTTCTGCTGTACCAACTACAAGTCAATATGTAATAGCTAGTGGTTATAACTACTATACAGCTAGTAACTTTTTAGACAATCATTATAATTTTACAGAAGTTCACGGAGACTTAGCATAATGCCATATATAGGAAGATCACAAAATTTTGGAGTAAGAAGTAGATTTCAATATCAAGCTACAGCTAGTCAAACAAGTTTTAGTGGATCAGATGCCAACTCTTTAACTTTAAGTTACAATGACTCAAGGTACATGGATGTTTACCAGAATGGCGTGTTGCTTGTACCGGGAACAGACTACACTGCAACCACTGGAACAACAGTAGTGTTAGTGACTGGAGCAAGTGAAAATGACATTGTAGAAATGGTTGTCTATGATGTTTTCTCTGTTGCTAACTCTTACACAAAGAATGAGTCAGACACACGCTACCCATTCAAGGGTAATAATAGTATTATAAGATTAAATGGACAGACCATTAGTGCAGACATAACTATAGACGCAGATGAGAATGGTGTGTCAGCAGGTCCCATTACACAGTCTGCAACAGTTACTGTTAATGGTTATTGGAGTATTGTATGACAAGCCAACTCAATGTAGACACTATAAAAGGCAAAACAACAGAAGGCTCTATTTCTATTCAAGGTGAGGGTTCTGCTACAACTAATCTACAACAAGGTTTAATTAAGTTTTGGATAAATATGGATGGTCAAAGCACAATTAGTACAAGGGATTCTTTGAATATAAGTGGTGTTACAGATGTAGGTGAAGGTCAATATACTCCTGCTTATACAAATGTTATGGGTAATGCAGATTATTCTATAGGAAATAACACAGACTATGACGGCTTTGAGTTTCCCATAAATTGTAAAAATTTAGCGACAAATCAACATAGTATACAAACTGTAGATGTTGACCTAAGTAGTTATCACGACCATGATATTGTTATGGTTCATGGAATGGGAGACTTAGCATAATGGCAAGTATATTAAAAGTAGATAGCATAGGAAAGACATCTGGTAGTACACAAGATACTATGGAAGGATTAGCTAAAGCGTGGTATGTATTTGATGGTGGCAGAACAAGTGGCACAACTTCTATAGAGGATGATTTTAATATAGCTTCTCTTGTAGATAATGGCACAGGTGATACGACTCTTACTTTCACTAATAATATGAATAGTGCTACAACATATACTGTTGTTAACTCTACGTTTCTTGGCAGTTCTTCTGCTGATATTAGTGGATGTATTGATAGAACAACGTCTACACATACTGTTCAAGACAACCATGATGAAGGGTCAGCAACAGATATGGAAAGAACATATGGAACAGTTCATGGAGACCTCGCATAATGGCAAGTGAATTAAGAGTAAATACATTAAAAGATGCAAGTGGTAATAATAGTATTGGTTTAAGCTATGTTGCAGAGGGTAGTGCTAAATGTTGGGTACAATTTGCAGGGTCTTCT